CATATTTCTGCTTACAATTCCGATTACGCTAAGAAACATAGAGCTGATATAAATAAAAGGGAAAAAAACAGAAGAGACAACGACCCTTTGTACAAGATGAAACTAAATTTAAGGCGTAGAATAAGAAAAAGTATTGTTGATAAGATGGGTAAGACTACAGATATATTAGGATGTAGTTTTGATGAGGTGAGAAAACACATTAGCAATCAATTTAGAGAAGGAATGAGTTGGGATAATTACGGTGAGTGGCATATAGATCACATTAAGCCATTAGCATTAGCTCATACAGAAGAAGAAACATATGATCTATGTCATTACACTAACCTACAGCCATTATGGGCTATTGAAAACTTACAAAAAGGATGCAGCAATTTAACTTAATATATCATTTCAACCCTTATAATAATAACTGGTATTGCATACCAAGAGAAGAGTATGTTAACTACTTCCAAGGAGACTGTACTAAGTGTGGTAGTGGATTTAATATTGAAGGAGCTTACTTAAGTTACAAAAACAAAACAAAATGACAGAGTTTTTATGTTCAGGATGCGGAGCTTGTTGTATGATTGCTGGTAAGTCAGGTTATTTACCAGATAGAGGCGATGGAGGATGTATTCATTTAGACGAAGAAAACCAATGCTCTATATATGATAATAGGCCAGATGTTTGCAGGGTTGATGAAATGCATAAAATAAATAATCCTGAATTATCAAAAAAAGAATATTACATTAAAAGCACAAAGGCTTGTCATCAAATAATAGATTTACTAAAAATAGATAATAAATATAAAATACCAATAAACAAATATAAAAATGACAGAAATAGAAACGTTTGAAAAAGAATATCCTGAGTTATCTAAGGAGTTCAAAGACATACAGCGAGAGATGTATGAGTTGTTTGCGAGAAAGCAAATGGATTATGGTTTGAATAATATTGCTTTGGGGGGTGATTTGAAAAAGTCAGAAGATAAAAAGTTTGCTTTAACAGGTTTATCAATTAGATTAACTGATAAGATAAGCAGGTTAAAGAACTTAATTAAAAATGGTAAGGCTTATGTTCCTGGCGAGAGTCAAGAAGATACATTTATTGATATAGCTAACTATGGCATTATTGGAATGTTAGTTGGTAGAAACCAGTGGAAATGAAAAACAAAGAGCTTGAATTAATTAAAGAGTTGAATAAAAACTACAATAGGGGGTTAAAACCAACTGAGAATGAATATCAAGTGTTTGATGCATACAACGACATCTCTATAATAGAAATTAAAGTTAGGGATGTTGTTTATGATACTCACTATATACAAGTAGATAAGTTTTATAATTTATTAATGGTTGGTGAAGCCATAAATAAGAAGCCTTTTTACTTGGTTAAAGACTCTTCGGGTATTTATATGTATGATCTAAACGATTTAAAGTCGGAGATTATTACTTCTGAAATTGTTCCGAAGTTTGCTCCTTATAGAACAGAATTCGACAATAACAAGAAAATTACTAAATATTTTTACGAACTAAATAAATATAATTCACTAAATTTATAACAATGAACCTTGACAAGCAACTTGAATTATTAGTTAAGAAACACCCAAATGATTTTAGATTGGGTTCTAAGGTTAGAATGTTATATCGTGAAAGAAAGCGCAATACAATCAAAGAGAATAAAGCAACTTGAGGCAGAAGGGTATTATGTTCTTAAACTAATTAAGACTAATAAAAATGGCATACCTGATTTAATTGCTATACCAAAAGACTCTAATGTTTTATTTTCAGAGATTAAAACAGAAAAAGGAAAGTTATCTAAATTACAAGAATATAGATTAAAAGAGTTAAATGGCTACGGTTTTGAAACAGAAGTATATAGAGGATAAAATATTTGATGTTGACGAGGGTTTCATTGACAAGCTACAAGAGAGCTTTTCTATGGTAGAGTCTATGGCTATTGCTAAATTAATTAATAATAAGCTAGACAACCTTGACCCTAACAAGACCACTACTTATGGTGGGGTGATACACAAACCAAATGCTATTTTTTTTTCAGTGGATTGTGTTAAGCTACATAAGAATTTATATTCATTCACTGATATTAGGGAAATAGATAGTGATGAATACTTAGACTTAATCAACTTAAAATTAAATTTAAATGAAATTTGACAACGAATTAGTAAATCAATTAATAATGTCTGGTTACACATTGCCAGAGGTAGCAGATAAATTAGAATTAAATTACCAAAAAGTAGTTTCTAATTACGAGCCTACAAAGAAAAAAAATAAGTATATTCAGTACTTAAAGTTGTGGGATGATGTAGTGGATAGGAAAAGAAACAATTTTGAAGAAGTGTTAAAAGAAAAGATGTACAAAAACGAAATGTATAATTGGGCTAGTTTAAGTCCCAATGAATTGGAGGCTTATTATAGGTACGAGAAAAAAAATAAAGCTTATTATGAGGTATAAATTTGAAGACATAGAAAATATTTTAAAGTTCAAGACTTGGACTGATAAGGATAAGATAGATAAGTTGTTGGAGATTGACTGTAGTTTGTATGCTCACTTAGGGATAGATTCTACAAAGGCAGAAAAAGAGGAAGTTAAAAAAAGAAGTATAGAAATATATAGAACTATTAAGACAATAGATAAGAAATTAGGAGATGAGTTTTTATACTCAGAAGATTTAAAACAATGAAACACCACACTACATACGTTAACTTCATTACTAAGTTGCTTAACGATACTACTGATGAAATTTATGAAAGTTTAATGGATAAAAAACAAGACGAGGTAAACAAGTCTTGTAAGAATCTAATTAAAATTTTAGATGAGTTGATTGATCACGATGAGTAATGTTCTTCAACGTGACATCTAGAGCATAGCACTTTACACTTCTCTATTTCTTTTTGTATTTTCTTTACGGCCATTCCTCTGTGTACGCCATTACTTACTTCAAAATCTTTATTCTTTTCAAAATGGTGAAACTCAAGAGCTTGAGTGCAAAACTTTGGATGTGTTTCTTTAGAGTATCCACAGGACTCACAAGCCATTGTTTCTTTTAGTTCTCTAAGCCATCTTTGATTGACGTATCTACGGTGTCTTTTCTTTTTACCGTAACATTTAGAGCATTGTCTACGTCTGTATCTTTTACCTTTTTTTATTCCAGCAGATGGAAATTCAGTATCAGGAAGGGATTGATTGCAAATATTGCAAGTTCTCATCCTTCAATATAGTAATAATTAAAATCCAGTAACCTTAAGAGAAGATGATTTTTTTGTTTTAAGATTAGGGTTCTTTGGCAATGTAGGCAAGTTACCATATGCTATTTGTCTTATTTTGGATTTACTAACTCCTATATCACTCATTGTCTTAGCTAATTTTTCCACATCTACACCAAAAACATCTCTTGCAGATATATAGTCTAAGTAAAAATCATTGTATCTTTCGTCATACTCTTCTTTATAGTTTTCATATATATCATTCAGTTCCTCTTGTGAAGCATTGTTTTCAACAGCTTCATTATATGCTTTTTTATAAGCATACTTAGTTTTAGCAGGACCATCGTATTTAAATGAAGAAGCTTTATACCCAAATTGCTTATTAATATCTAAGTTATATTTTTTTAAACCAACAGCCATTTGACCAGCTGTGCTTAATTTCTCATCAGACTCTATAATCTTATTGTATTGCCTCCAAGCGCTAGGTAAAACTTGTTTAACTATATGGTCAACCTGTTTTTCATACTTCACACCATCTGGATCTCCGTCTTTATATATTTGACCCCCTTTACTTGTTTTATTACTAAGAACTTCTGCTAATAAAATAGCTGTCATTTCTCCACCTAAAAAGGGTTTTATTGTAGATTCTGTAAAACCTATTATAGCTGCATCTCCAACAGATTCAGCATCTGTCATTCCATTAATAGTTTTATTAATTGCTCCGTGTGGGTCTGATCCAGAAATATCAATAAAAGAAAACTTACCATCTTTTATGTCTAAAGGAAGTATGTCAGATTCTTTTTGCCATTCAAACAAATACCTTTTCATTAATCTCTTTTTTTCTTTTTCATCTTCTTCTTCATCACTCCCTGGTTTTAAAGCTCCAATGAGACCAGATATACCTATTCCTGCAGTTTTTCCAAAAAATCCTAATAGTGCGTTTCTAGCTCCAACATATGTTATTGAACCTCCAATCCTTTTTGCTCCAGCTGATCTTAGTTTTGGATCTTTTAATTCAGACATCCCTAATTTTATAGTGT